GGCGGCGGCGGCTGGCGAAGCTTGCGGGGTCAAGTTGATTGCACCCTCTGAGGTCGAAGTTGCTCCGAAGCAGATCGACGGCGATAAGCCAAAGCCTAAGCCAGTTCCACAGGCTCAAAGACACGGACAGACACGGTTCAAGCAAAGGCAAGGCGGCTGGATTCCAAAAAGGAGATCGTAATGGCGAAGAAAGCAAGATCGATGAAAGGGCCGACAACCGAACCGAAGCAAGAGGTTCCATCTGAGTCGATTGCATTACAGGTTGTCGCTCCGGTGGCTAGGGAATTTGAAGCTAGGCCATGCTCATCGTGCCAAGCGATCAGACCGCATGGGAAGAACTACAGCAGAGTCTATTGCACACGGGGCAACATCCGCTACTGCAAATGCCACTTTTGTAATCACACTTGGTCACAGGAAGGTAAATAATTTCGACCAGTGTACTAATGGATTAGTACAGGCATCTAGCAACCGCGAAAAGTCTATGCAATCCTTGTCGCATGGAATCAGCGGCAAGCCTTTTAGCACTAATCGACGCGGCTATTAAAGCACTCTTAACGGGAGGTGCTCAAAGCTATAACATTGGCTCAAGGTCAGTGACCAAGCTTGACTTGGGTACGCTCTTTGAAGAACGGCGGATGCTTGTACAACAAGTCCGGCGTGAGACTTCATCGGGTGGAATCAGCCTCGCAAAGTTGAATCGAGGTGGTCGATGATTGGAAAGTTCATCGATTCGGTCGTCTCGGCGGTCAATCCGATCGCAGGATTGCGACGGGCTCAGGCTCGTAAGGTGCTCAGGTCGTACCAAGGTGGCGAACCATCGCGGGTATCGTCCAACAGGCATCCAAAGAACAACCCGGCTGACATCGAGCTATCGGGGCCATACGGAGCGAATCAGATTCGGGCAGGGGCTCGGGATCTTGTACGCAATAACAGCTACGCATGGGGCGTGGTAGATACGATTGTCTCATCGGTAGTCGGTTGCGGGATCCGTGCCCAAAGCACTTTTGAGACTCCCGAAGGTGACGATGTCGAACCGATCAATGATTCGCGGGATAAGATTTGGGGCGAATGGTGCGAAGTTTGCGACATTAACGGACAGCATACATTCGATGAACTCCAGGCCCTTTGCCAACGCGAAATGGTTGAGGCAGGCGAAGTCCTCATTAGGATCTTGCCGTTACCTTCGACCGAATACAAAGGCATCTCAAGACCGGTTCCATTGGCTCTTGAGATCATCGAGGCCGATCGCCTTGCCGGTGACAAAGACACCTATGCAAGCAGCATTGCTAGGGATGGATCTAACCGAATCGTTCGCGGGGTCGAGGTCGACGAGTTTGGAAAGCCGGTTGCCTATTGGATTTACAAAGACCATCCCCTACAGCCCTACGCTTTCACTAGAACGCCTGAGAGAGTGCCGGCTAGGGAAATACTCCACTTATTCCGGCAAGAGCGTATAGGTCAAACCAGAGGCATTTCGTGGTTCGCTCCGGCTCTGTCCTCGATTCGGGATCTTGGAACTTATATTGACAACGAGCTACAAGCTTCGGCGGTCGCGTCATGCTTTACGGTGGCAATCAAGACAACAACACCGGTTGGAGACTTGGTCAATCCTGACGGCGAGAGCAACACCGATGCGGCTGGTAATCGCGTTAGGCACATCGAGCCAGGTCTAATCCTCGATCTCAACCCAGGAGAAGACGTTGAAGGAATCAACCCAGGCAGGCCAAACACCGGGGCAGACGCATGGATCAAAACGATCCTTCGAGGGGTCGCGGTCGGAACCGGTCTATCGTATGAGGTCGTCGCAAGGGACTACAGCCAGACTTCATACTCTTCGAGTCGAACGAGTCAGCTAGAAGACCGAAGGCGGTTTCGATGTTGGCAGCAGTACTTGATTCGTCATCTGTGCCAACCTGTTTGGGATCGGTTCTGCGATGCGGCGGCTCTTTCGTCGGTCGATGGCTTTCCGTCTTCGGCTGACCTGTTAGCCGATCGTCGGCGGTTCGCTCCGGTCGAATGGCAAACTCCCGAATGGGAATGGGTTGATCCTCAGTCAGAGCAAACAGCCTCGGAGATGGCCCTAAATAGCTTCACTGACACCTATGCAAACGTGCTAGGGTCGCGGGGCAGATCGTTCAGACAAGTCTTCTACCAACGAGCCAAGGAAGATCGATTGCGAAAGAAACTTGGACTACTGACCAACGAGGAAAAGCAGTTGCAAGTTTCGGCGGCTCAAAGCGGTGGCCAATCGCCAACAGCACAACCGCAACTAGGCACAGGCGAGATGATGGGGCTATCTACGCTCCAATTCAATCGCAATCGAAAAGCAATCGCCAAAACTCTCGATGATCTTGCTAGCGGTGCGATCAGCGAATCGGTCGCTAAGGTCTTTTTATCTTCGATCGGAATGAGCGAAGCAAACGCGCAAGTGCTCATCGATGATGCGAAAGATGGAACGGTTGACACTCAATTACCAGAGGTGCAAGCGTGAACAAGCAAGACCTGATTAAGCGACGCAAAGAACTCAACGATCGCAAGCGACCTGCCAGCCTCGAAACGATCCAGCGTCAATTCGGAGCGGTCAAAGATGGTCGCGCGGTGATTGCCACCGAAACACCGATTGAAATCTACGATCAGTCCAGAGGGTGGATCAAGCAAGTCCTATTGATGGACGGCGTTGTTTTCCGCAACGGAAAAAAGCAATTGCCAATCGTCGATAGCCACAACGATAAGACCGTTCGCAACGTCTTTGGCTCGATTCGCAATATCAGCATCGAGGGCGATCAGCTTATCGGCGATCCTGACTTTGCCAGCGATGCTGAATCGCAGATCGTTCGCACTCGATTTGACGAGGGGCATCTGACCGACTTTTCAATCGATGCAGTGATCTTGGAGCGTCAGCTAGTACCACAAGGCCAAAGCTACACAACGACATCAGGGCAGGTCATCGAAGGGCCGGCAGAGATCGTCACGAAATGGGAGCCACACAACGCGAGTATCTGTGCAACGGGTGCAGATCCTAATTCCACTGTTCGTCGGTCGTCTGACCGGAAAGAGGTAACGAGAATGGACGAGTCTTTGATGAAGACTTTGGCCGGGCTCGGAGTGCCGGAAGGCATGACCGATCCAAGTGCAATCATCGCTTTTTTAGCCGGAAAGCTAAGCGGTTCTGTTGAGGAAGAATCCTCAGAGCAAACACCACTGGGCGAAGTCGAAAACATGGAAGGCGAAAAGCCTGCCGAAGAAGTCGCAGAGCGTGCCGAGCACACTGGCGACGAAATGAAAGTTGAAAAGATGGAAGAAGAAGTAAAGGCCGAAGTTGAACGTCAACTCAAGGCCGATAAGGTTCGTCGTCAAACAATCCTCAATCATTGCAAGTTGGCCAAGCTTGAGCGAAGCTTTGCTGATTCGCTGATTGAAGATCAAACCGTTACCGTTGAAATCGCTCAAGAAAGGATCATCCGAGCTATGGCTCAACAACCATTGGGAGCCGTAACCGGCTCGAACCTTCGCGTTACCGAAAGCGAACAAGATAAGTTTGAAGCGGCTGCTAAAGCTGGCTTTACTCAGCGATGCTTTCAAGGCAACATTACCAAGACTCAGGCTGAAAAGGCCGAGGGCGATTCGCACTTTAAGAGTCTCGGAGTCTATCGACTTGCCGAAGCTTGCGTTCGTCGCATGGGAATTGATCCTGAAAAGCACAGCAAGTCCGAAGTTGCTCGCATGGCGATGGGTCATAAGCCCACTTTGGATCGGGTCAAGCGTGCGGTTGGCGATGCTTACCATACGACCGGATCGTTCCAAAACATCCTGTTCGATGGACTTAACAACACCTTGCGAGCGGCTTATGACGAAGCCCCTTACACTTGGTCGTTCTGGGTTCGTCAGCGTCAAAGCGTTGAGGACTTCAAAGATATTCACGCAACCCAATTGAGCGAATTCCAGAACTTGGAAGTCGTTCCAGAGGGCAAAGAGTACCCTGAAAAGAAGATGAGCGATCGTCGCAAGACCTACAATATAGACAAGTTTGGAGCAAACTTTTCGGTGACATGGGAAACGATTGTCAATGACAATCTTGATGCACTTTCGCGCATCCCAACGATGCAAGGAACTGCGGCTCGTCGGACTCAGGAAAAGTTGGTCTACGATACTTTCCTGTCCAATCCTCTGATGCCCGATGGGGTCGCTCTGTTTTCCGCTTCACACGCAAGCGGTCGAAACATTACGGCCGTAAGCCCAGCGGCTCCAAGCGAAACGACGCTTGACGAAGGTTTTGAGTTGATGAGCAAGCAAGTTGGGCTTAACGGCTCGTTGCTTAACTTGATTCCATCGGTGTTGCTGGTTCCACAAAAGTATTCCGCAACCGCATTGCGGATTACCAACAGCTTGTCGTTCGCTCAAAGCAACGGCAACGAGGGAATCAGTAGCTTGTACGGTGTCAATGGCGTTCGTCCGTTGCAAGTGGTTACAACCGCTTTGCTTGACAATAACAACACTACCAACTGGTACTTGATTGCATCGAGTTCGCTGGTTGACACCGCTGAGATTGTTTTCCTTCAAGGTGAGGAATCGCCAGTCCTTGAGAACGAATGGACGATGCTCAGCGATAAGTGGGACTTCAAGATTCGCCAATCAATGGGTTGTGCGATGATCGACCATGTCGGCTTCTACGGAAACCGTACCTAGTCTTAACTGACGATCTTTGCCCTTGGGTCGCTTGACCTGAGGGCTTTTTGGAATTGAACAAACAAACAAAAGGGATAAACGAAATGGCTGGACTTCGAGATTTTAGGAACTACTCCGATGACTTCATCGGGCCTGCGGTGTCTTTTCCAACTTCGGCGAATATCGCTTCGCCTTGGGTTTACGCGGTCACTGGTGCAGCACCTCCGACAGCACAACGCAACAACGATCGAAAGGTTCTGACTTTGACGAGTGCAAGTCAGATTCAGATCCTTGGCGGTTCGCATGGTGATGCGTTGGCGTTCGATATTGACGACATTCAGCGGGTTGTCATGCGAGCAAAGAACGGTGCATCGACCTTTACCAGCGGATCAATCTTGGTCTTCGGTGTCGGTTCGGCTCGGAATGATACCGCTGACAGCGTGACGGCTCATGCTTGGTTCCGAATGGAAGGTGCCAACAGCACGACAGTTGTCTATGTCGAAACCGACGACGATGTTCGAGATAACAATGATGTCTCGACAGGCGTGACGCTTGGCACAACCTACAAGGAGTTTGTGATTGACTTCACAGGCGGTAAGCAGGATGTCAAGTTCTACATCGACGGTCAGCGAGTCGCAGCGTCCACGACCTTCGATATGTCGAGCTACTCGGCTGGCCTTCAACCGATTGTCCAGCTTCAAAAAGCGGCTAACACCAATGCCGATGTTTTTGAAATGGACTACATCGAAATCGTTCCCAAGCGAGCCTAATCGATGTCACTTAGCGACATGGTCGAGCGAGATGCTAAGGCAGTGTTTTGCAACCCGAATGACTTCGCTGAACCCGTGACCTACTACAAGGAAAACGGCAAGGCAAGGCACATAAACGCGGTTGTGATTCGTGACGCTTTAGCGATCTTGCCTGAGGACGGCGATACAATCACGCCAGTCTTCGAGGTTCATGTTGCGAATGATGGAGTCGAAGGAATCTTGAGCGAAGAATTGAACCTTGGAGGGGATCAGATCGCATTCTCTCCAAGGGTCGGTAAACAGGTCGAGCGTCGAACTGTTACCCGGTTGATGGGCCACGATAACGGGATGTTGCAACTCGAATGCCGTTAGCAGTCGTCGAACAAATCGCGATCGAAATCAAGTCGCGTTTAGATGCGATGATCGGCAATGGCAATTATGCAACCGATGTCCTCGAAGTTGTTCGGCCAACGAGGTTCGGAGACTTCACGCCCAAGGATCGACAGGTAATGCTGGTTCAAGGGCCACAGGAGCTTGTTGCTGAGTTATCGCATCCAGGCAACCCACCAGCGCAAGCTTACCGGCAGATATACCAGATCCGTTGTCACTTGATGCCTTCGGAGCGATCAACGGCAACAATTGATGAACTACTGAACCAGTTCCAAGCCGACATCGTGCGAGCGATTGCAGGAGTGTCTAGCACTTGGCACACGTTTGGCGGTTTGGCGAATGATGCTCAGTTTATGTCACCAGAATACGTTTCGGCAGATGGCGGTCTTGATGGGATCAATTGCCCGATAGCCGTGACGTTCCGAACCGACGATGACGATCCAACCCAGGTAAGAGGCTAGCATGACGACATTGAGCGAGTTCAAAGTCGATGTCGATCAGGCTTCGCTAGATCGCATCAAGGCGGCTCTTGGTAAGTTTGAGTATCATCTTAGCCGGCACATGGCAACGGCTGTTAATCGAACGGCCAGGACGGTTGGCGTTGAAGCGGCTCAGCAACTTGGCAAGGTCGTAAACTTTAAGCTTCACAGCAAAAACAAGTTTACATCGAAGCGATACACAAAAGCGGCGACTCTCAAAAAGGCTGTTTGGCGCAAACAGAATGCGACGGCTGACAGTCCACGAACAGCGGTTAAGCTTTGGGGCGGTCACCCTTTCCCGGTTCGTTGGCACGAAGCCTATGAGTTTCAACGCAAGCGGAAGAAAAAGACTGTATCGGAAGGCATCTACTATCGAACCCACGTTGGCGGCGGCTGGACGGCCGTGCTCGATGGCTTTCTAGTTCGTCAATGGGGCGGCCATGCTTACAAGCGACTCGAAGGATCTAGGGCGATTCGCAAGATCAGAGGTATGAGCCCCGGCGATTACTTCGATGAAAAGAACATTCCAGAGGTTGCGCACAAGGTCGCGGCTGAGCGATTGCCAATCGAGATCAAGCGACGCTTGCGAGACGTGACGATGGCGGCTGAGGGAAAAATCAAACTGCGTTCATCTCCAGACTTAGGAAACCTAACATGACTTTATTGAAGCGAAAACGAGTCTTAGCGGCCAAGGTTGAAGCGACTCCAGGAACCGCCGAAACATTGACGGCGGCTGAAGCGGCATTCAATTGCTACGACATCATGATTCAAACCGAAACAGAGCTTGAGTCCAGGGAGGGTCAAGGCTCATTCGGTATGCGTGCTAGCGTTCCAGGTGGCTACAAAGGTCGCATCACCTTCAAGCATGACGCAAGCTGGGATGGGACAGCAACCGAACCGTCATGGGCCGATACGTTCTTGCCTGCTTGCGGTTGGGTCAAGTCCGGTCAAGTGTTCACGCCTCGAACCGAAGCACCAGGAAGCAACGTCAAGACGCTGACGATCGGTGTCTACATCGATGGCGTTCTCAAGTTGCTTCGAGGTTGCGTTGGGACTTTCAAGCTTAGCTGTCCAAGTGGGAAAGCGGCTTTCCTTGAATTTGATTTCATGGGCATTTGGCAATCGCCAACCGACACTGCAATCTTGACTCCGACCTATCCAGCGGCTCAGCCTTTGCGATTCGCATCGAGCACGACGACCTGGAATAGCGTTGCCTTGGAAGTCGAGAACCTGACACTCGACAGCGGCAACACGATGATCCTTAGGGAGTCCAGCGGGACAGCGGCGGGATTCTCGGCGGGACTGATTACCAATCGAACGATCACGATTACAGGCAACCCCGAAGCGAAGACGGTAGCAACGCAAGATCGTTATGGTAAACTTCTCGACCTGAGCGAACATGCTCTGACCTGGAGTCTCGACGGGCCAACCAACAGCGTCATCACAATCAATGCACCCAAGGCTCAGATCCAATCGATCAGCGAAGCCGACCGGGAAAACATGGTTGTCGATGAAATCACTTGGCAAGCCAATCGAGACGGGTCGAACATCGACCAAGAATGCTCGATAACTTTCACAGCAGCGACCTAACATGCCAATCAGTTTAGAACCGGGTCAGACGTTTCCAATCTGGCTCGAAAGCGATAAAGACGTTCCGATGGCATCGAGGCCGGTCTTCGATGCTAAGGCACAATCGATGCGACAGCAACGCAAGGTGCTAGAAGTCATCGACGTGATTTTCAAAGACGGCGTTTCAGTCGAGGAAGTTTTCGATCAGACGCGGGATTGTCTTTTCGATTGCTTGGCAGGATGGCGAAACGTACCGAAGCAGTTTTCAAAAGAATCGATCGAGGATCTACTGACCTTCGACGAGTGCCGAGAGTTGCTTAGGAAATGCGGCTCGAACCAGCGAATGAGTGGCGACGAAAAAAAATGATGAGGCTTGCGGCGTTGATCCGGCAAGGGAAGCTTTGCCGGGGATGCTCTAGCAAGCAATGCAAAGACGAGGGGACAGAGCGAGAACCGATCGAAATCGAGTGCCCACAATGCAAGGGTCAAGGGTGCAGCGAATGCAACCAAGGATCGATTCGGATCTTGGGATGTCCAAACAAGCTTTGCAGTCCGATAGTTGATGCGGTTGAATTGTGCGACTTGTACGCGAAGGGCTTGCCACCTGTACTGGGTGGTGCTCTCGATCAAGCGGCATGGTTCTTGGAAGCGGCGAAATTCCTCGAAGTCGAAGAAATGACAATCAAAGCGGAGCGACAAAGTGGCTAGCGAGAGCGTCAAGATACTCATCGAAGCAGAGGACAAAGCATCGGCTCAGGTTGCCAACGCATCGAAGAACATCGAGCAAGCGGTAAAGGGTGTCAAGGAAACTGGAGCAAGGGCCAAGGGTTCCATCGAGTTCGTCGGCGTGATGGCAGGTCAGCTAGGCGGCGGCCAATTGCAGACAGCGGCTCAAGGTGTAGCTGCGATCACTGAGAAGGTCGGGCAGTTCTCTGAGGTGATGAAGACTGGCGGCAAGGGTGCTGCATTCTTTCAAGCTGGTATCGTCGCTCTAGTTGGCGTGATGGCGTTCCAATTGGGAAAGACGATTAGTGAAGCGATCTTCGGCGTAAGGGATCTTGCCAAAGAATTTGAAGACATGACGGCTGAATCTGACCAGCAAGCCGAAGCGATGAAGCAGATCGCATCGATCAAATTCGGCGAGCAACTAGAAGACGTTCAGTTAATTAAAGATCCAAAGAAGCAACAAGCAGAAGCGGTTGCGTTGTTCAAGGCGATCGAGGAGCAACGAAACAACGCGATAAAGTCTGCATCGGTTTATGACGCTCAAGCAGAAAAGATCCGAACGAAAGAAGCTAATTTTCTCGGCATACTTTCGGAGGCTGATAACGATCGAGCGAACCAAATACAACTGCAAGCCAATCAGCAAAAAGCTTTAGTTGGCGAACTGGATAACGAGCTAGCTCAACTCGGAAAGTTATTTGGCCCACGGGCAAAGATGATCGAGCAGATTAAGCAACAACAGAAGGCCGAAGACGAAGCAGCACAGAAGAAAAAAGCGATCGACGATTCGGCGTTGTCGTCACTTCGATCGATCAATTACCAGTACCTCGAACTCACCAAGGGCCAAGAAGCGGCCAGGCGTGAGCAGATGAAAGACCAAGGGATGAGCGATATTCAGATCGATCGGATCTTGTTCGCTGAGCGTGCCTTGGGTGTCGAAAAGCAACTAGCCGATCAAAAGCGTAAAGCAGAAGAAGCAGAGCAAAGCAGACTGCAAAAGGTCGCGGATCTTAGGGAGTCGGAACTAGAGCGACTTGAGGAACAGAAGATCCTTTTGGAGCAAGGCGAAAGAGCGGCTCATGTCTTTCGGCTGACTCAGCAAGGATTAGATCGAGACACCGCCGAAGCAATCGCCAACGCTCAAGCGGCATCGGAACAGGCGGCTAAGTCCAAGCAGATCCAGACGGCTCAACCGGTCGCGGCTGTCGAGTCAAGATTGCTTTCCAGAGGGCCACAACAAGACAAAATGAGCGACATCGCAAAGAGTTCCAAGGCAACAGCGGAACAAACAGCGGCGATCAATGTTGGCATCTCAAAGCTTGCTACCGAAGTCGCAAAGGATCGAGCCGATCGAGCAAAGCAAGAGCAACTAGAGATCACAATAGCCGGGAGGGGTGCTTAATGATTCTCGAATATAGCCTGATGTGGTCGAAGCCCACAACCTCGGCAAGTGCATCCGATAACTTTCGCAAGTTTCAGATTAAACTCCAGCGTGCCTATCAATGCGTGACAAGTCCCGATGAAACTGAATCAGGAGTCTACAACGGAACCGATTTGCAAGGCAATCAGTTGCCACAATTAGGGGCTAGGTTCGGACTCGATTATCCGTTCGCGTATGCCGACAATATTTCTATCGAGCGACCTTCGCCTATCTTGTTCATTGTCACGGTTGACTACACTGGCGAGCTAGGGCCAGGCGATAGCAACAACGAAAACAATCCGCTTTTCGCTCCACCTCGAATCGATTGGGATGATGTTGAAAGCGAACAGGAGATCGATGAGGATTTCGACGGTGTTCCGATTCAGACGATCAACGGCGAACCGATCGAGGGCGTGAAAGCCTTGATTCCAGATCAGACGGTTGCGATCAAACGAAACATGCTTCTGTTTAATCCCTACGTCCAAGCCAGATACCGCCGAGCGGTCAACAGCGACATCTTTTTAGGATGGCCACCAGGGACAGCGAAGCTAATGAAGCTATCGGCATCGAACGTCCCAAACGATCAAGGCGGATATTGGGAAGTCTCGGCACAGATCCAGTTCCGATACCCTTACCGAACCACTCCCGAAAAGGCGTGGTATTCCAGAGTGAGGCATGAAGGGTATTATGAGCGTGTCGAACTGTCCGGGCCCGGAGCGGGAACCAAGGTAGTTCGCGCGGTCGATGCGAACAAAGAACCAGTAACCAAGCCTGTTCTACTTGACGCAAGCGGAGTTCGTATTCCAGGCGTTGAACCGGGCGAAGTCCAGACTGCACACTGGCTCGAATTCAAACTTTACGATTCACTTCCTTACTCAGCTTTAGGGCTACTCTAATGGCAACACTTACGAATGTTTTCTTGACAATTCCAGACGGCGAATTTACGAACCTTGACCTAGCGGCGAATGCCAACATTGATCCATCAAAGATCGCTCAGCGGGTCTTGGCTGAGTCGGTTGTTCCTGTCCATGCGTTTAAGGTTTGGGACGCAGTAACATCCAACCCCGTTTCAGCTGCG